AAAGATATAGAAATAAAATAGAAGAATTTCTTAATAATTTTTATCAATATGCAAAAGAATTACAAAGTATAAAAAATAATTTTCCTGCTATTGATAATCCATTTTTCTTAAATAAACTTAAAACGTTCCTGTATCCCACACGTGAAGAGAGATTGAAGATGGATGTGCTCATAGAATATGCACAAAAAGAAAAGATAAATGAATATCATTATTTTCTGGAACGTAAAATGAGATGTGCAGGAGAACTACATAAGAATGAGATAAAATATCACAAATATATCTATAACTGTTTTGGTATAATCATCTTAAATAAGGATTTAGAAGAAATAATAGTAGAGATATTAAGTTCTATAAGATGGAAAACATCTGACTATAATAGTGATTTCCCTGGAGCATATAATAATGTAAATATAAATGTTGTTAAAGATTATTTAATTAAGCATCTTTATCCCACACGTGAAGAGCGCTTGGAGCAGGATATACTCATAGACCGAAGTAATAAGTTTGATTATTGTGTTGGAAGAAGAGGTAATGGTTATTATGGAAAATTATTAAAGGAAAATAATGGAGATAACTTTTCTATAACAATTCTTAATGAGAGTATAAGAGAAAATTTAAGTTATATTCTTACAAATTTAAGAACAAATTCTATAAATAAACTTAAGGAAATAGAAGGAACACCAACTATAACACTACCAGTTCTTAAGGAATATTTAATCCAACATCTTTATCCCACACGTGAAGAGCGCTTGGAGCAGGATGTTCAATTCTTGCCTCACACTGCTCACGGTACAAAAGGAGAATACTACATAACACAAATGGGAGATGCAGGACATATAAGTAAAGAACTTAGGAATGCCGCAGCATTCCCTGTAAACATTAAAAATGAAGACATACGTCAAAAGTTTGAAGACTCTTTTGATAAAATAAAAGAATTGTTGAAAAAACATCCAGCACTACAAATAGCGACAGGAGGTTCAGAAAGCATATGTCTACCAGCGATTAAAGAAGTGTTAATGAATGTCCTCTATCCTCAATCCGACCCCGACTTTCCCGACTATGATTATCCCGAAATTAAGAAACCTGTTCATGTTGAGCGTGCATTATATGCTAAGGCTCTATTTTAGTGAATATATAACTTGTAGTAAACAATTGCATGTTACAACTACATTTTTTATTTTTTTCCTCCCAGGTCTAGTGCTATTCCTGGGAGGTTTGTTATTTTTTAGCAGCATCAATATACTGATTTATCCCGAGAATTTCTTCGCCGTACTTACTTGTTATCCACCCGCCAATACCCATTGCGAGTGCTACACACCCGTCGACTGAATCATTTTGTTTGTTCTTAATAATCTTGATATTTGCATTTGAATCTATCCAAAGCACAACGTTAGAAAAGTTCCACAATAAAACAGGATTCTTCATTATAATAGTTTTATTGTATATCTTTTCTTCTAACATCTTCATAGGTGCATTGAATTTTGATGCATTCTGTTTGAAGATTTCACAGTTTAATCCGTAATCCTTTAACCGTGAAATCAATACAGGTGTATTATATGGGTCATATTGTATAGAAATGATGTTAAATTTTTGAGATAATTCAATTATCTTATTGTAAATAAGGTCTATATCTATAGTACGACTCTCACACTTTGTGATAAAACCATCAAAAATCCAGTGTGAAAGGTCTCTCCCATTGGCTCTTATAACATTTCCTTCCATATTTGCCATCCAAAAATAAGGTATAACATATGAAACTGAAGCATCAGGTATGTAAAGTGTAATAGATGAAAGGTCTACATTCTTACTTAAGTCCATTCCGATATATGCATCACGTCCATAAAGTGAAGCATCATCAAAATTTTGAAAACATGGAAGCAATGCTTCTTCAGGTATCCAAACATCAGGTGTATCAACAAAGATGTTTAGATTTTTTGTAAGGAAAGCATACTTATCTGCATAAGAATATTGTGCTTGTTTAAACGATGTTATAAGATCATCAAATGAATTTATGAATGTAACGCTTGGATTTGCTTTAACCCAGTTATCATAATTTGTTAAATCGTCCTCTTCATCTGGCTGGTAAATGAATGCGGTGATTGTATCATCACTTATATTTCCGTCCAATATGTTCTTATGGTACTTAAGATAGTCATTACAGAAACCCAAATTCTTATTTCCTGCTGTAGTTATTATAAGAATTAAAGGATTAACTCTTGCACCTATACCAGTTTTAACAGATTGGTATATTGTATTATCTGTCCAATTGTGGATTTCATCCATTATACAGTGGCTCGGTGACATCCCTTCAAGCCGTGCAGGCTCAACTGTAGAGAATATTTGACAAAATCCTTGCCGTTCTATGTCCTTAAAAATGATTCGTGAGCGTTGTCCTTGTAGTCTTTCTTTCAATACAGGTGTATGAATGATCATACTTTTAGCAAAATTAAGACTTATACTTGCTTGTTGACTGGTGTTTGCCAATAATAAAGATTGTGGGTTGACCACATTATCCCCCAACATCCCATATAATTGAATAGCACTGGCGAAAGCTGTTTTCCCGTTTTTCCTACCAATGAATAAGAAAGCTTCTCGCACAAGTCTTTTGTTAATATCTTCATTATAGTAAAATCCAAATACATACGATATGAAGAATGTTTGCCATGGGAGTAGAGGAAATTGGACATACTGGTTTTTATGTTCTGTATTTAAAAAAGAAAAAAAGGCAAATACTTTTTCAACTTTATCTTGACGATGTATATAAAGTGGGTCAGTTTTAAGTCGTTCATACTTAGATACAAGTTTTTTTATGTATTTGCCTACTATAATATGACCTGATTTTACACCTTCAATGTACTCTTTTGTAAATATGTTGCATTGATCAATGTAATCTTTAGTTGAAAATCTCATTATTCATCCATTAATTGATCAAACATAACATTATTTTTAGTTTCAATAATCTTAAGTTTTAATCTATCTGCACGGTTTATGCCAAGTTTACTTGCTAATTGATATACATTGCGCATTTGCATTTGATAACAATTCATCAAGGGATTGATTTTAGTCATAGGACTTCCACTTGTTGTTTGATATTCTATAATTGGACCTTCCTTAACTAATTGTTTAAATATCTTTTTTGCTAATAATGTATTATCATATAAATCTTGAGCCATTTCATCATCAACGCCAGGATCATAAGTTCCTTTCTGTTTCAGATGTTCTAGTATTCTTTCATATAATGTCATAATAAAATAAATTAGTTTTTATATTTATTCAACTTGAAATAAAACATAAAAAAACCACCCGATTGGATGGGGTGGGAAAACTCTACATGAGAGTTTTTTTAACATTTTTGTTTTGTTGATTTCCAATTTTCGTAGTCCCATGTGAGTGCGTCGTGCGCGATAATATTGTTATCAATGATATCCTTAGCCTTAAGAAGATCATCGTCTGAGAGGAGCGGGAGCAGATCAAGCAGCCGTTGTTTCATCTCTTCGACGTTGTCGGGAAGTAACTCAATTCCAAAAATAGTTGATAAAGCTTGAAGAGGTTTGTGCCCTTGTTTTAATTTTCTTTCTAAAATTTGTACTAAGAAATTTCCATTTCCTGCACTGTTATCTAAAAAACTTTTCGTAGGATCTATCCAAACTTCAGGAGGAAGTTTGTCAAGCATTTCATTTACAAGTTCAGGTGGGGTAAACTCTTCTGCCGTACCTTTTTTCCTTTGTTGTCGTCTATGTTCGAGTTCAGTCATTATAAATCTTCTCCACTATTGAATCGTTCTACCCAAGATTTAGGAATTTTTTTAATTAAATGTGGATTTACACCAAATCCTGTTAAATGAGAACTTTCTTTAAATAAAATTTTTATTAATTTAGAATTATTTATAAAATTTTCAAGATTTTTTCCTTCTTTGGTAGAATTTACTAAATATGCCCAACCATGTGATCCTGTTCCTAAATTTCCATCATCATAAATTGCGAAAAATGATCTAGGAGTATTTATATTAACACTATCTGAAAAAATTACTTTTTTATTATCAAACCCATCTGTTTTTTTATCATACCAATCATATAATTTATTTTTATGTTGTGCAATAGTATTTAAATGAGGATAAATACACTTATTATCTCCTACATTTGAACTCATTTTATTAACATAATCATAAGATCTATGATTCTTAATACTAATTTGATAAAAATCATTTTCATTTAAAAGACTATTTAGATATTTTTGTAATTGTTCTTGATTATTTGTTGGGTAAAACATTATTTTTCTAAATTCTTCAGGAATATTCATTCCTTTTATAGATTTATCTTTTGTGATTATCCAGTAATCCATAGTTACATTTCCACCAACATCGAAAAATTTATTTGCTGGTGTGATATTAATGATATTATTATTCCACATTAATTCTTGCGCATGTTTTTCTATACCATTTTTTAAATTGGACATTCTCCAATTAAATGGAGTTATAAATGCAAACCAACCATCTTCTTTTAAAATATTAAATCCAAGTTCAACAAACTTGTGCCATATTTTATTTCTTGAACCTGTTCCAGATCCTTCAGATTTAGTTGGTGGTTGAAAGGGTGGATTTCCTACTATGCAATCAAACTTCATATTCAATTAAAATAATTCCTTACGACGAAGTTTACGTTTTTGTTCGAGTTCTGTCATTATTTAATTTGAGATTCAATATACTCAATTTCTTCTTGTGTAAGATTAAAATATTCATAAAGTTCTTGATCTGTCCAAGAACGAGAAAAATCTACGTAAGGCATATATATAAAAGAAGATGGAGAAAATGTTTTATCAATTTGTACAATATGATTTAACGCTATTGAAAATTTAGACAAAATATAGTTTTTACAATTTTTAGCTTCTTTTTTAGAAGAAAATGAAAAAAATATTAAACTTTCAGTTGTTGCTATATTTTTTTCTAAAATAAACATGGATGATTTACAAAATCCAAACTTTTTCCATACTCCATAAACCATAGGTAAAATTAATTTAAATGATTGTAAATTATAATTTTTTAATTTATTTCCCAAAGATGATTTATTTATAAACGCTAATTTATTTTTTGCTTTCATTACTTTAATATCATCCATATTAATCTTTTTTAAAGTAAGACGCCTATCATTTGATTTAATCCACTGCGGCCTATTATAATGATTACTCATGTTATCTTTACATTTAGATTTAATTTTATCTAAAATTTTATATACTATAGGATTGTTTATGTATATTTCATTTTCATTAACATTAAATTTTATAATAGATCCAGAATCCTGAATATTAATTATTGAACTAGTTGTATTATGTTTATTAGATATGTAAAAACACATACCGCTCGCTAAAGCAATATTTTCAAATTGATTAATTTGTTTATTGTCTAAAACTTCAATGTATGATATGTTAAAATCATGAAACATTTTTTTTCTAAAATCTTTTAAACTCTCTATTTTAGACCATCTAAACGGTATTACCATCATAGAATATTGTGCAGAAATTTTATGAGATAATTCTACAAATTTTGGATATAAAAGTTTACTTCTACTTTTATTATTATTAGTTTTAGGTGCATTAAATGGCGGATTTCCTACTATGCAATCAAACTTCATATTCTTTTCTTTATTTATCCCTCTACTCTCTCAGTCTCCCCCCGCGTGCACGATAGTCTAATCTACTCGAGAAACACGGGTAAACTACCGGTTGGGAAACAGCCTGAGGCTTAAAAGTCATAGAGCCCATGATTTCAGGCAGCTGCGCACACATCATTTTCGATAGGGTATAGTGTATGCGCGTGTGTCACGTCTCGCGCCGAGAGTGTCTGAGTTAGATTTGACCAGGCAATTCCTTCAATAGTTCTTCATATAGTTTATTTCTTTTCCTTAACTTACGT